CCAGCATCAGTTGCTTGAACTCTTCTTTCTGTTACATCCTGGAATTGCTCAAATATGCCAAAAGTATCTCTTCCTCTAGTAGTAGTACCTACTCGGGCTCCTCTTCTAACATCTCCGTCAAAATCCACTCCAGTGATAGGTAAGAATTCTTGCAAATCTTGGAAAGGAGTTACTAGATCAATCTCAGCAGGTGTTGGATTTTGAATTGTATCATGAGCCATATCATGGCTTGGAGATAACTGGCCTACACCAGAATATTTCCAAAAGTTACTTACGCAGTTTCTAAAATTAGTTGCGTTTGGTTGGCCAATAATTTCAACATTAGAATCTCTACCAAGTGTAGCAACTTCAGCTTCATTCACCGTAGGGAAAATAGAAGCACCTGTTGAAGATTTATATTTTAAATCTAAAGCAAAAGTGTTTAAGGCTGGAGTCATAATACTTCTATCAAAGTGGATCGCTGCATTATATTGCGGATCATCAACATTCGCAATAGAAGTATCATTCATTGGATCAACTATATAACCATTTTTAAATCTTGTTAATCCGTTTTCATCTAAAACATTTAGATTTTCTGTCTCTTGTTCTAGCTGGTTTAGTGAAATATAATATTCCAAACCTTGGATGCGTTTCTCGATTTTTTCGATATCGCGCATGGTGTATCTTGGTGTGCCTCTATGCTTTAATCTAACAGCGCACTCTAGTTTACCAGCTTCTTGAGCTTCTTTTTGAGATAAAACAGGATAGCCAGGAATTAGTAAATCTGCTACTACCATTTTATCTGCATCTACAGAAGGAGAAACAGGGTTTTCTGATTCTTCGCCTTGTATTAAAGTAATTGTGCCATGTGAATCTATTACAATAGAATCAACTCTAGCATTATAACGTTCGATGTCTGTTTGAATAACTGAAGAAAGAGCTGGTACTGCAAACGTTCCAGTAAACGATGTAGTGTATCCACCAACGCTTGTTGTAACCACTCCAGCAGCTGCAGCAGAAGTATCGGCGTAAGATACGGCCGAATCTATATCGCAATGTGGTCTAAAATCAAAACAGTTTCTTAAATTATATACTTTACCGCCAGATGATTTATATGTATCTAACTCAGTAGATCTAATAGTGTTAGCTGCTGGAGTATCACTATCATCAATTGGATAACTATTAATATTAAAGAAATAAGCTCCAGTAGAAGTACTTACTTCAAATACCGCTAATTTGATGGTAACTGTTCCAGCTGCAGGCTGAGGTCTTCCTGGAATATATTCCATATATGAAATATCATAAAAATGATCTTTCTGGTTTGTTCTTAGTCTGAAGCTTTCTTTAAGATCTGGATTACCAGAGGCAGCCCCAGTACCACCTTCCCATACTCCAAGAATTTCATACACATCTGGGAAACCTAAGCTGTATAAATCAGTTGAAGTAGCATAATTGATTTTAACATAAACTTCTTTAGCTAGTTTTGAGTGAGGTCTTCCTTTGTTATTTTTAAGTCTCTTATTAAAATACAAAGTACCAGCTGGAGATGAAACACCCGGATCTAAGCTAATTACCATTTGAGTGTTATTAACTTGCTTTACAACGCTAGTAATATCAACTTGAGTGTTTGTTGCATCTACAAATACCATATCATTTTGGTCAACAGCAAAGTCTTCATCAACTGCAGCGTTAATAGTAATCGTGTCGTTAGTTACAACAACAGATCCATCTTCAGCTCTTACCGGAATGATGCTATCAGTCATTTCTTTACAGAAAGGAGTTCCATTTTCAAAAATGACCGGAGCATTTTTCATCATTTTAACTCTTGAGTTTGATGCGATTGTAATCACACCACCAGAGCCAACGACTCTTGTCACTGATTCGAATACATTAGGAGGAGTCATTTTAACATTAAATAAGTATAGCTTATCTCCTGTTATATTCTTAACAATGGCTGTACCAATATTAGTAGCACCAGCATTTTGAAGAGTAACTTGCGTATAGTTAGTATCTACTGTACCACTAATATCTGTTACTGTTACATATGATCCATAATCAACAGCTATAGTTTGATTTTCTATAATGGTAGTATCTGTAACATTGTCGATTGGAAAAGTATTTACACCATTGTTGTGTACTCTAAAACCTTTAACGTACGCAGTTCCTTCACCAACTAAAGCAACAAGATTTCCATCTCTTCTTTCATAAGAAGCTTTGAATTTATTCGCTACGTAGTTACCAGATTCTTCGTATGTTCTTTTTGCTAATTCTTCAGCGATAGAATTAAATTGGGATACGTCTCTGATAGTAACTGCGTTACCTAATTTATATCTAATTAAAGAGAAGAAATCTGCATCAGCGTCGGCAACTGCTAATGTTTTAGCTACAAGAGCCGGAGTCATTTTAAGTCTATCTGCACCAGGCGCATTATAATTAACGCTACCGTTTGCATTATCATATAGACTATTGTCTTGTAAAGAGCTAACTAGTGTTTCTTTAACTTCGAAACCAACTGCTACGTTATCAGGTTGATTTGAATATTTAGAAACAATTAGAGTTTGTTCGTCAGCAAATAAGAAATGACCTTTTTGGAAAATTACACCAGCCGCAGATTGAATACCAAAAGAATTTCCGACATGCGGAGACTGAAGAGTAACGTTGATAGTAGCAACATTTAATTCTTGTAAGTCAGTTCTTTCAACTGAGCCTTCATAAACATACTTGTTAATGATAAGCAATTCACCAGCATCAAACGTTGATTTGCCGGATGTTTCTGTATTCAAGTAGTTAATAAAGAAAGTATTTAGATCAGGTGGACGAGTTTCGAAACCACGAGTAGCGGTAATGACTGATGCCTTAAGTCCAGTACCGCTTTCAAGTTCGTAACGAACATCTACTGTTTTTTGAATACCACCGTCAATAATAGTAGCAGGTGCACTAATAAAAGATTCTACATCGAATCCAGTTTTATCTATTACTTTTACGTACTGTAAACCATCTAAGTTCGTAAAGTTACAACCTTTGATAATACTACCTTCTTGGTAAATATTATCTCCAAATTGTTCCACCTGATTTTGAAGAATCGTTTGAAGTTGAGTAAGCTCTCTTGCTTGGACTGCATACGCAGGTTTAAACAGAATTTTATAAAACTGTTTCTCAACATCAAAGTCATCAAAATATGGTGCGATATTTAAGTCTGTATTAATAGGCATCTACTTGTGTTTCCTTAAATTTCTAAGACCAGTTTGTATTCTTCACGGGATGTATTTGATCTTTCTAAAGGAACAAAATCCTCCATGAAATATACGATACCCGATCTTTGAGTATATCTTGATTCAATAACGTTATTTGCTACAGGAGTATTTATCTGTAATCTCTGGCCTGTAGCGTTGATCAATGCTTTTGTGTAATCTAATGATATGTCATTATTAGCTTGGTTAACATGTGGGCCCATATAACTACACAAGAAAATAGTATTGGAACTTGCTTGAATTTCATGTACCCTTCCTTCAAAGAGTACGTTATTGTTCACGTCAACTTGTTTCACTAAAGAGTTTACAGTTACTTTTCCATAATCATTAGTTGTTACTGCAATTCTATTATCAAATACTCCAGGAGATGCGGTGTTTGCAGTTTCTGGATCTGCAGTAAATACAGGATTTTTAAGAACACCAACTGCAGAATAAGTATTAGATCTGCCGATGTTGTTGTTATCTGTTTCTGTAATGTAAGCGTAAAGTAATACGTGACGGCAATGCAATTCATCAATTAAATTAAAATTATGGCCACCGATCGGAGAAAGAATTGGTCTTAAAACAGCTCTCACATCGATTGAATTAGGATCATCAGGATCAAAATCAAAAGTTGGATCTACGACCTCGGCTTCTATGCTATTATAGTTTTGGCCATTGTCTATAATTTCAATTGTTTTTATTGTGCCATCAACAAGGTTTGGAATTGCGGCTGCCCCAGAACCATCACCTTTAATTTTAATTGTTGGAACGATTTTAAAACTTGAGTTAATAATAACTCCATCGCCTTTTGGATCTCCAATTACTTTTATTCTTCCTCTATCGGCTCCACTGTCCCAAGTATAGGTATCAATTTCATATGATTTTGATTCTTGGCTATTTGCAATAGTTATGAAGATAGTCATCCCAG